CAGAACGCGGCCGCAGCAGTCGCCGTCTTCCTCCTTTGGATGTTCCTCTGCCGTGTAGCGCCAGCGCTGGGCGTCCGCCGCCGCTGCCGTCGGAGTGTTTTCCACAACGCAAACAAGCTGCTCCAACTCGTTCTCCATGTCCGGGTTATACCAGCCGCCCAGGATTTCCGGGGCCAGGTCGCGGATTCTCTGGATCACATCCTCCGCGTAGACCATACGTTTTTCGCTCATTTCTTCGCCTCCTCAAAAATCCCAGTCGTCTGGGACATATAAACGGCACTCTCCATCCCCGTTGTCGCTGGTCGGTTTATCAAACGGGCAGCCCGGGCAACCATTTCCGGTCGCCAAACGGCAACGGCAAAACCCCATCAAATAACGGGCCATTTCCTCCGGACTCGTAATAGCATATTCAGGGTTGGTCTTCGCCTCCTCAGTTTCGAAGAAAAACTTAATCGGCTTTTCGTTTTCAATAATATTCCTGTAAGCTACGCCAATTTTATAAATATAGTTATCACGCAGCTTACGGGGGATCTCGGCAATATACCGGCGAAATACTTCCAGGGAGTTTGCGCGCTTATAGTGGTTGCACATCCGGCAGGCGGGCATAAGGTTTGAAATATCATCTGCCGCGCCGTCTGCTTCATTCCATACCCGCAGCGGCCGGAAATGATCGACCTGCATATCCTTGTAGGCAATCGCCCTACCGCAATACGCGCAGCGGCCGCCGTACTTCTGGTATACCGCCTCGCGGATCTTTTTATTGATTGCCATCTTCTTGCACCTCAAATCCGATAAAGTCACATACGCAAACACGGGAACGGTCGCAACGATGGAGAAGATAGACCCTTCCTTGGTCACAACCGGCAAAAATGGCGTAAACTCGTTTTTCTGTCTTTCCGCTGTCAAGGTTTACCTTTACGGTTGCCCCATTTATCACAAGCATGGTTTCCCGCTCATCGGAAAACGTAACAACCTGGCCGCAGCCGCGGCACTTGTAAAATTCATTGCGGACGGTCGTGTGCTTTTCGCTCATTTTGCAATCTCCTTCGGCGGCAACGGCATCCAGCCCACCACGGTGCAGTCTATCTTGTTGTTGTAAACGTCGTCCGGGTTGAAGTGGCGGTATTCCCACCAGCCTTCCGGGATTCGGTAGTCGTCCCGTTCCTCGTCGTATGTTCCCCAATCAGGGAGATCTTCCCAATTCCATTCGCTGTCCTGGGAGAAAACATTGCCGTCCTCGTAGTGCGCCGTTGTAATGCCCATATAGCCATTATAACGGTACAAAGCCAGCACTTCCGTTTCGACCTTCGGAGGGTCTTTGTCAGGGTCGCGCCAGGCCGGGATCATCCTCTCCGGGTCAATAACCGGCAACGATTTCAGCTCCTCGATTTCGTCTTCTGCCGCTTCCTCAACCGTCAAGGCTTCTGTGGAGCCTTCCAGGTCTTTCAACTCCTTTTTGAGGTCTTCCAGGAGCGGGCCAATATCAGCGATTCTTCTTTCAGCCATTTTCTTTTCCTCCGAATCCATCCCAGCCCATCGGGCTGCCATAAAGCGGGCAAAGCGGTCCTTTATTGCCCTTGTTGAATATGCAGCTTTCGCAGCAGTCCACCTTCCGGCGCTTCTCGCAGTAAAACCGAATGACTTCCGCGGCTGCCGTGGCATCCACGTCTTCGTCCGCCCGGCTTTTGCCCTTCCCGCCTGTTGTCAGCTTGTCCAGTGCATCAACAACGTGCATAACGGTTTCGGCTGCTTCACGGTGGCCTTGCAGCGCATATCCTCCGGCAGCGCCAATAAGGAGGCGCCGGAACGAACCGGCTTCAACAAATACGTTCTTGCTCATTTCTGTGCCTCCCGTGCCTTCCGAAGGTGCTTCATTTTGTAGGCAGTTGCCTGGTAGCCCTGCCAGCGGTCGGAAAACCATTGCTGCCAGATCGCGCAGCCCGGGAAGGTCTTGCGGTCTCCACCTTTGCCCACAGTAATGCTCGTGCAGCCAGCGGAGGCACATTTAAGGCAAGGGCTGTCCGCCGGGCGTGGGAGGTTGTCTGTGCTGCTCATTGTGTGTTCTCTCCTTTCGCCTTATTTCCTACCTCTGCGGGCCTTCGGGGGCTCGCTGTTCATGGGCTGGTATCTGTTCTTATTTTTGTTCCATTCAAGCGCCACGGGGGCCTCGCAGTTCAGGCAAGGCATATCAAATGCGGCATCCTGGATGTTCGTGTGGTAGCGGTAAGCGCTGCCGCACTCGCACCAGATCTTGACCCGGCGCATATTTTTGAGCTCCGTTTTCCCGCCGCACTCCCGGCAGTAGCACGAAGAAATAGGCGTTTTTGCACAGAAGCCGCGTTCCTGGCCGCACTTCTCGCAGCGCACATACAAGAAACCGGTAAACTTTTCCGCTGCGGGCAGCTCCGGGGCCCTGTGGGCGCTTTCGGCGGGCGGCGTGGGTTTTGCCTTTGCGGGAATATCCGGCCGCTGCACAACGCGTTCCTTCGGCGGCGCGGGGCTCTGGAAAACTTTCGGCGCAAAAGGCAGCTTGCCCACCACGTCCTTCAAGGAATCCTCCACAGCCTTTGCCACTGTCTTTTCCAGCGGTTCTTCCTGCTTCTGCCGGGCGGCCGCTGCCTCCTTCTTTTTCAGTTCGCCGAGAATCTCCACGGCCAGGTCGTCCAGCGTTTCCCGCTCTGCGGCCGTGTGGCCCGGGTCGCCAAATGCGGCGCCTGCTTCATAGCAGGCCCGGCGCAGGACGCGCAGTTCTTCAACGTTGAAGGCTTCAAAACGTACTTTTTCCATGTGTTTCTCCTTAAAGCCAGGCTTCCACAATGCTGTCGTCCGGTGCTGCCGGAAGGCGGCTCATTTCGGCCGGAATTGCCTTTCGTAAATCTTCCAGGGTATCTTCCAGGACCATGTATTGGGTGCTCGCCGGGACGCTCATGTCCCAAAGGCGGGCAACATAGCGCCGCGGGTAGTCGTCCTGGTTTGCCGTCACGATAATAACGGGGATCGCGGCCTGCTCCGTCAGCTTCGCATACTCGAAGCGGGCTAAATAAATATCGTCACTCATTCCAGAACTCCTTCCAGCTTTTCAATGGTTTCCAGGTACGGCAGGCCGGTGCGGCCGCCGAGGTGAACTTCCCAGGCCGGAAGAAAATCTTCCGGGGCCGCGCTTGCCATGGGCGGCGGCGTCCAGGTCTGGCCGTAGGCCGTCACGGTGGGCGGTGTGCGTTTCCGCTTGGCCGTTTCCTTCTGGGACGCCCATGCTGTCCTTGCAACCCGCCAGAAGGGCCACGGAACGGCGAAGAAGCGGCGAAGGTTGAAGCTGACCAGGATCATGCCCACCGCTTTGTCGGTCGTCCAGGCGTCCAGGAAGGCCGCCTGGTGGGGCTGCACCGCGTCAAAATCAATTCGGCCGGTGTGGGTCTGCTTCGCCTCCACCGCAACAGGGGTGCCATTGTAGCGTCCCAGGAAGTCAACGCAAGATTTATGTTCCACCTTGCAGCTCTTGATCTGGCCGGTGCTGTCGCGTATCGGTAGGAACTCGGTCGGAACTTTGTAGACCACGGCCTTGCCGCTGCGGGTGTATAGGTCGTTCACCTGGATAACGAAGTCTTCAAAATCACGGCCGCGGTTTGCGAATGTGTTGTAGCCTCTCATGCTGTCCTCCCTGGGCTTTAATTTTCTTCTGCCACTCACAGAGGGGGCAGACGTAGGATTTACCGCCGCCTTTTGTTATGCGGCTCACGTTCCAGCGGTTCCCACAGGTCTTACAGATCCGGTAGCACCGGCCATTCTCTGCGCTCATTTTGCCCTCCACGAAGGGCCATCAAGGGGAACTGCAAGGCACATTTCCCGGAGGCGGTCAATCATCTTCTGGGCGTTCCGTTCGCTGCATCCGGCCGGGGTCAGGCTCCGGGTCAGCTCTTCGGTTCCGCAGTTGGTCGTCACGATCACCGGCATATAGGCTTCATAGCGGGCGTTTACAATGGCGAAGATCATGGATGAAGTCCACTCCGTCGCGGCCTCGCTGCCCAGGTCGTCAATAATCAGCAGCGGGGTTTCGGTGTAGAGCTTCAAAATGTCCGCTTCGTCGCCCTGGCCGTTGTAGGTCCGGCGCACATTCGCCAGAAGGTCGATCATGGTCATGCACAGCGCCGGGGTGCCGTTTCTGATAAGCTCATTTGCCACAGCTGCGGCCAGGTGCGTTTTGCCGGTGCCATAACCACCCACCAAGAAAAGGCCGTTGCGCTCCTGCTGCGGCGGCACTGCCTCGCCGTCCTTGCCCTTGCCTGGAAGCATCTGCACTTTGAAGGCTGCCGCATACTCCTTGCAGGCGGTATAGGCCTTCTGGTTCTCCGGCGTCACCTGGAAGCGGTCAAAGGTCCGGTTCTGGAATCGGGCTCCCATGCCGCTGTCGCCCAGCAGCCGGTTTATACGCCGGTTGAAGGCTGCGGCGGCCTCTGCTGCCGCCTTTGCCTCCTCTGCGGCCTTGTTCTTTGCCTCCGCCCTCTCCCAGTAGGCTTGCGCCCTGGGGCAGTTGCAGCGCTCCGGCTGCGAATCCCAGCCAAAAACGCGGGTCTTAGAAATGGCCGGAAGGAGGAAGCCTCTGTATTTCAGGGTTTTGCCACAAAATTTACAGTGTTCCGGCTCCGGGGCCGGTTTGTCCATCTTGTAGCCGCGGCGGATTGCCTCGTCTGCCAGGATAGAAGTTTCACGCGGTGTGGAATCCTGCGAGGTCTTGGGTTGCCGGGATTGTGTCCCGCTGGCGATCATATCGCCCAGCTTTTCCATTTCGTGCTTCCTCCTTTGTCCATTTATCTGCGTCCACGGCCGCGTCCAGGTCCTTCACACCCTTGTCCCTATACCGGGCCAGAACGCCACGGACGTATTTCCAGTTCGGGGCTTTGTTCCTCTGGGCGATCTCCATTGCGTGGATCACCACGTCGGCGCCGAAGTCCGCGACCGCCTGGGTCAGGTCTTCAAGCTCCCAGCGCGGCGGCGTTGGGTTGATGTTGTTCAAATAAAACTGTCCAGCCCGGGCCAGTTCCGGGTCTGTTCGTGGTTCCGCTTTTTGCGGCGGCTGCGGGGCCACGACAAGCGGTTTTTGTGCTGGCGCAGGAACTTTGTTTGCTTCTTCCCGGGCGGCCTCTGCGGCCTTCTCTGCCCGCTTCCGCTCTTTGAATCTCCGTTGCCGCTCTCGCGCCGCTTCCCGGCGGGCCTCCGCTTCTATCTGGCCTGTGTTTTCCGCCCAGTCATGGAGCCGGAAGCCGTCCGGCGTATGGTCTATGTAACCGGCATCCACCAGGGCCGCCAGAAAGTCGGCCGGTTCGCCTGCCCACCCGGAAACCTCTGCGATTTCCGTTGGCGTCAATCCCGCCAGGCTGCCGTCCTTTGCGTTGCTTGCGGCCCAAACCCAAAGCATTGTGAGATGGCCGACTGCCTGGGCGACGCCTATCCCCAGCAGGCCTTTAAGGCGCAGCGTCTTCCGGTGCGTCAAGGTCCCCTGTTCAATTTTTACCCCGGCCATGTCGTCCTCCATCGTGAAAAATTAACAAACGTACACTTCCGCGCCAGTAAGCCGCTGGATCTCGCGCTTCATTTCGGCTTCGTCCGAATTTTCCGCCGAAAGGTGCACCAGGTAAATTTGTTTCAGGCGTGAAAGGTCGCTGGCCTCCAAAAATTCAACCAGGTGTTGGAGGCTCATGTGGCTGTGCATCAGCCGGGCAGCGCGTACTGTTGGCAGCACGTCTTCCACAAGGTTTTCTTGCACCCTCTCCCGGGTGTAGTTGCACTCGCCCAAAATGTGGGTAATGCCGGAAAACTTATATTTCAGGTAATAGGTATCTGTGAAATAAAGCAGCTTTTCGCCGGTTGCGGTCGATTCCAGCAGGAAACCTTGTGAATCCGGCGCGTCGTGCTCCACATCGAAGGGCAAAACCAGAAAGGTGCCCACGGTAAACTGTTCAAGCGGCCGCGTAACGTGCAGCCTGTGGCCTTCCAGGTGGCAGGCATCAATGGTGCCCTGGCCGGTGTAAACGTCCACGCCGTAGCGCAGAAGGGCGCCTGCTGCCTTGCTGTGGTCCCCGTGGCAGTGCGTAATAAAGCAGCCTTTCAGCTCTCGCACACGGAAGCCGCATCCTATCTGGATTGCCTTTAAGGAAATACCAGCGTCAAGCAGCAGCGGAGTTTTGCCATCGGAGATCCAATAGGCGTTGCCGCTGCTGCCGCTGGCAATGGGCCGAATGTCCACTTAAAAATCCGGCTCCGCAACGTCCCACTGTGCCGGGGCTGCCTTCCGGCCGGTGGGCTGTGCTGCGGGTGCCGCCTGGGGTTCCAGAACTTCGCCGGTGCGGCCGTCAATCTGGATCGTTTTCTTGGGCTCCGGCAGACTGGCGGGTGCTGCGGGCTGCGGGGCGCTGGTGTCGATCAGAACGGTGTTGGCCTGCTCCTGGATCTCGGCCTCTGCCTGGATCTCCGCATAGGCAACTTCTCTGGCCTTCATTACGCGGTAGTCTTCATCCAGCTTTTCAGGGTCGCGGACGATGTGCTTTGCGCTGAAAACCTCGCGGATCAGGGTCTTGCGGCACATTTCGTCCAGCCAGCCTTCCACGGTGGTGTCTTCCTTCTTGCCGGTCTCCTTGTTGTAGACCTGCTTCGTACCGCCCCAGAACTCGGCGCTTGCGTACTTGGGCATACGCTTGCGAATGGCAGCCATGGGCATAACAATAAGCTCGTTCTGTGTCGGGTCGTCGTATTCGAGGTAGCCAAAGCCGCCCACAATGTCGCCGCGGTCGAAGGGATTCGTGATCTCGAACTCGTAGGACGCAACCGGGTGGCGGCTGTCCTTCGGGTGCGGGGCAAACTTGTCATTGCTGTAAACAAGTTCGATTGTGTCCGCCTTGGGCTTGTGCAGCGCATATTTCATGGCAACGTAGCGGATGCCGTTATAGCCGGGCATCAGGGTCACGTCGTACAGGTTCGTTTTGTTGTTCTTATACGGAATCGGGAACAACATATTCTCGCACTGCATATCCAGGCCCATGCGGGCATAGCGTACCAGGTCCATTGCCAGGTCCTGGAGATTGACGAACTTCCACGTTACGGGGAGGGTTTCGTCCCACTTATGGTCCCGGTTCTTGGCGTTCTTCGCCACGCGGGCCTCCTCTGCTACGGCCAGGGCGCGGTCGATCTGGATAAAGTATCCCTGGATAAGGCGGCGCTGGAACTCCGTTACTGCAATCTGGCTGCCGGTGTTACTGGCAAACTGAGCCAGCACCTTTTTGGTAAAGCGGGTGCCGATGCTCTCGGTGGCGGTTTCTACAACTGCGTTTTCGGCTGCGGGGGTCATTGCTGCGTTTTCTGCGTTCATGTGTGTTCCTCCATTTTTTTATTTCTTGCTGGCCGCGTAGAAATCTACGGGCGGCAGCTTTACAACTTTTTCGATTTGCTCTGCCATCTGGGCGGCCGCCGGGTCCTGGTAAGAAAGGCTCGCCGCAATGTGGGTATAAAGCACAATCAACATTGCGGTATCTGCCAGCGGGTACGGCCCCAGGGCCTCCGCCGTGCAGTTGAAGTAATGCGCAAAGCCTTCCAGAAGCACCCGCAGGCCTTCTTCCGGCTTGTGTTGCTCCACGGTCAGCTCAACGGCCCGCGGCAGATACTGTGAAGTTTCCGGGGCCGCCTTGGGTTCCTCCGGCTTCTTCCAGTGCGGGCGGAACGGAAAATTATTTTTCATGTGTGTTCTCCTCTTTATCACCCAGGACGTCAAAAACCGTTACCTGGTTCGGGTCCGGCATTTCCCGAAGGGCCTTCATGCGGCAAACGTGGCCGATGCCGTTCCTCACACCCTCTTTGCTGGTCAGCAGACCACCGCAGCGGCGGCAGCGGCAAGCCTGGATCATAAACGTGCCAGGCTCCCGGTCTTTGTCCTTGGCGCTCATTTTTCCCCTCCCGGAAACGGAATTACAACCGTGGTGATGTGCTTCAAAATGTCGTCTTCCAGTTCCGGGCCATTCGCAGGCAAAACGCCGCGGATGCCGTCGTGAGTGGATTTCATAGCCGCAAGGAAAATGGGTATATCCGCGGACGGAAAGGTCCTGATAAGGCTCTTGAACTGCTGGCTGTAAAAATTCAATCCCTGCTGCATCACGTTTTCGGTCGGGTTCTCGTAAACTTTCCGCATAAAAGATTCGTTCATTTGTCTACCTCCACGCGCAGGCTCTCGTCTTCTGCGCTCACGACCAGGCGGATCACCTGGGAATCAACAGGGAGAAGTTCGGTCACGCTCTCGGCGTTGTCTACCACAATAGGCAGCCGGACGCCGTAGTGGTGGGAAAGCGTGGCGATAATTTCCAGGCCAGCGTTTACCACGGCCGCCTTGTTTGCGGTCGAATACGGCACCATGGCGCCGCCCTCGCCGGGCACCAGAACTTCGCAGCAGTCAGCGACGCCGCCGTTTGTCTGCTCCCGGAAAAGCTGGAAGCTCACAGACTTGAACTTGCTGTTGATGCGCTCGGTCAGCAGGGCCACTTTGGTTTTTACGAAGACTTCACAGAGGTAAACGCCCTGTTCGGTTTTCTCGTACTCCGCAGCCAGGCTCTTTTCCTCGGCTTCAAGTTCTGCAATGCGCTGGCGCTGGCGTTCTGTGGCCGCCGTCTGGCTCTGCATATAGCGGATCTGGCGGCAGTTGTTCATGGCTGCCTGCTGGCGCTCGTTCACCTCACGAAGGGCCGCGCTCTGTTTCTGCTCGGCCGCCTCGATCTGGCCGGAAATCGTCTGGATGGTCTTCGCAATGGCCTGGCCGCGCTCGGTTTCGGAGAAGTCCGGGCGGGGCGGCTCCGCCTTTATGGCCTCTTTGCGGGCGGTATAAATTTCATCGGCGCGGGCCTCGGCCGCCGCTGCCTTTTCTTCGAGGGCCGCAATGTCCTGTTCAAGCTGGGTAATGGTTTCCTTGCTGGCTTCTTTTTTGCCCTTGGCGTTGATGGCTTCCAGCTTGGCGGACCGGCGCTGGAGGAAGTCTGCGCGGAGCTCCTCCACCTTTTCCTCCGGCAATGCCTGGCCGCAGGTCGGGCAGATCTCGCGGTGCTCGTCCCAGGTTTCGGCCGCCGCTTCCTTGTACTCGTCCAGAATTTCGGCCCGGCGGGCCTTCATGTGTTCCAGGTCCGCTTTTTTGCGCCGGGCGTCTGCGGTAGCGTTGGCGGCCTCTGTCTTGGCCTCCAAAAGCTCGTTTTCCGCCTTTTCCTGGGCCTTGCGGTGCTCGGCCCGGGCTTCGCTGCCCTCCTCAATGTACGCGGCTTTTGCCGCTGCATAGTCCGCCTTGGCGTTTGCCAGGGAGCTGCGGAGCTCGGAAGTGTCACCGGCCAGAATCGCCCGCTTCTCCTCGGCGATCTTGGCCTCCTCGGCCTCTGCTGCGGTCAGCTTGTCCGCCAGGTCTTCGGCCGCCGGGAGGTCCTTGTCGATGGCACGGGTCGCCTCGTCAATGCGGTTCGGAATGGCCTCGATCTTTTTGTTCAGGTCCGTTTTCTTGGCGGCCGCAATTTTGCGGTACTCGTCCACCTTATAAAGTTTGGTCGCGCTGCCGGGCATTTTAAGGAACTCGGGCAGCTCTTTGAGCTCCGGGGTGCTGTCGATCACGTCGGCGTCGGAAACGTCGCCGCAAATGTCCAGAAGTATTTCCCGGCGCTTCTGCCAGTCCATAACGGAGGGGAAGTAGTCGGGCATGGTCAGCAGCTTCATGGTTTCCTCGCCGCCGCAATACTCCTGGACGGCCGCCGTGTACTCTTTTTCTTTGCAGGGAACGCCGTTGATCTGGTAGTCAATGGTATTCCCGGAATACTCCTCGGCCGCGCTGCCGCGCTTGCGCTTCCAAACCTCGTGGAAGGTCTTTTTCAGGATCACGGTCTGGCCGTCGTCCAGTCGGAAGGTGCCGGTTGCGCTGTGTTCCAGGTTGTGCAAGTCGCCGTTGGGGCCCTTCGTCTTGGGGTCCCAGTTCTTTGCCCATGTGCTCGGCTTGCCGAAAAGCAGCCAAGTGATGGCGTTGAAGATTGTGGTCTTGCCGCTGGCGTTCCGGCCGTAAATGCTGGCGCTGTGGCCGTCCAGCTGGATTTCTTCATGCTTCAAGCCCTGGAAGTTTTCAAGGCTCAACGTCAAAAGCTCCATTGTGTGTCCTCCTTGATTTTGCGTAAAAAACGTGATAAACTGTTGGTGTGTGTTCTGGGGTCGTCAATTTTTGGCGGCCCTTCTCTTTATTGTCCATTATTGTCCAGGCTGAAAACGCGGCCTCGCGGATGTACTCCGCGGCAATCTGCGCCATATAGCCGGGCTGCTCTCTGCATCCGTCATACCCGCAGAACTCTGCGATATGGCGGATTTTTCTTTTGGCCTTCTCCCAGGCTTCCGACCACGCGGAATCGCTCACAGGGTGGCCGAGAATCGCGCTGGTGCGCTTCCGGGTTTCTTCCTCACTCATAAGCCGCACCGCTCCATGAAATAGCTACGGGGAACGCGGCCGCGGGGCACTTCGTAACCCTTTGCGCGGAGCTCATTGTTAAACTTCTGGATGGTGTGGTAAGCGGTGGACTTGGAAACGCTCAAAATTTCCATCGCTTCGTCAACGCGCACCATTTTGGAAGGCTCCCGGGTGGTTTTCTTACTTCTTGCCATTGCAGGCCTCTCCTTTCAGGTTCTTTTTGATCCAAAGCTGCATTGCCTCTGCTGCCGTCGCTACGTTCTTCATGTACGCCAGGATCTCGCCCATCTGCACATCCTCGCCGGGGTCCACGCGGCCGTCCTGGGCAATGGAAATAATAGCGGCGCTGATTTTGTCGGTGCCCTGCAAGGCGGCAAGTGCCTGCATCATAACGCGGTCGAACTCCTGCACGGCGCAGGGCTTCACGTTCTGGCGGCCAATCGGGCAGCACATCGAGCAATAGTAGTTCAAGAGCTGCGGAGCGTCGTAAGTGTCAGCCAGCAGCAGCACTTCTTCCGGCGTCGGGTTTGCGCTGCCCAGCTCCACGCGGGCCATGCGGGAGCGGTCAATGCCTGTTTCGTCTGCCGCGCCCTCGCGGCTTGCAAGCCGGTCATTGACCTTTGAGGCCTCCATTCGTGCCAAATAGAAAGGGCTGTCGGCCGCTTTCGTGGCAAATTTACTCATTTATTCAAACCTCTTTTCATGGTAAAATTTAGGTAGACGGCCACGGCCAATTTGCCGGGGCAAATATCCGGCCTTCCTGCCGGGCCAGCGCCCGGAGATCCTTTCTGGCCCGGTTTATGCTCACGGTGTTGTCCCAGGCGTAATAGTTGCCGTCCGGGGCCAAAATATGCCGCTTGCACTTGCCGTTGCACCGGTCAATTATGGCCTGGTAGCTGAAATAGTTCTGTTTGGCAGCCTGGCGGGCGCTGGAATAACATTCCAGAAGTTCACCGGCGGCGCTGAATTTCAGCACTGGCCGCCGGGAGCTGTCCGCTCCGGTCATGCGGCCTAATTCCTGCCGGGTGCAGAAAGCCAGGTTCCAAATGGAATTGTCTGCCGGGTTGCCGTTTTTGTGAAAAATCACTTTTCCGGCTGGGACTGGCCCCAGGAATGTTTCTGCCACGATCTTTGCGGCGGAAAATTCCCTCATGTTCCCTTCCAGGTCCGTGAGGTGGACGTAACGTTTCGCACTCTGTAACTTGGCCTTTCCTCTCGGTTTGCGCTTATACTGAGTTAGAATCGTGCGGCCGCCGTTCTTGCGCTTCTGGCCGTGCCAGAAGGTGTTTGCAATGTGGCCCATGTCGCTTGCCTGGTACTTGCCACCATAGCCGGGCACGTCCCGCCAGGTTTCACTTACGGCCACTGGTCTTCCTCCTTCCAGCGGTCTTCTTCCGGGCGGTTCCGCCGGTCCTTGCAGTCTGCGTACCGGGCGGCGGAAACCATGCCCAGCACGAAGAAACCGCCACAGGCGCCAGCTACCAGGCCGCCAGCAAACAAAAGAATCACTGTTTTTCGCCTCCTTTGGCTTTCTCTGTTTCCTCTGCCCGGCGGTCCCGCTCGTCTTGGATGTCCTGGGCAATGTGCCGGGAAAACGTCTTCCCGAAGGCCTCCGCCACTTCCTTCGGGTCCGCGTCGTCCTTGGTAACGGAGGCGATCAGCGCAGAAGTTGCCCTGATCAGAAAGAAAATCGCTTCGTGCGAACTGTCCGCAAGTTCGTTAGTCATTTCAAAAGAAAGAGTGTCGCCCTTCTCTGTGATTCGGATGCTGTCAAATTCATTCATGCGTATTCCTCCGGGGCCCCTCTGGACCTCCAAACGCCATAGGTCAAAGGCTCACGGCCCGCGGCCCGGCGCTGCTCGTTGTATTTGTTCAGGGCTTCCAGGTCGTCGTCCAGGCTTCGCGGCTTCGGCCGGACGGCCTCCTCGGCCCTCCTGGTCTTGTTCGCCTTGCGGACGGATTCCCGGTTGTGGCCCACACGGCAGACGGCGCAGCGCTTTGTATTGCTCGGCACGTCAACCATAAGCGCGCCGCAGTCCACGCATTTCACCGTTGTGTGAAACATGGTCAGCCTGCCTTCCGCTTCGTGCTTGGCTTCTTCACGGTGCCGCGCTGGGCCTTGTGGATCTTGCGCTGCTTCTCCTCGTAGTCCTGGAGGGCAAAGCTCAAACGCATAAGCAGCCCGGCAGCCAGCACGAACACAAACGCCGCCACATAAACGCCGGTCTGGATTTCGCCGGTCGTTTCAAACGTACCAGCGGAACCGAGGGCCAGGAACATTCCCACACCCAGGCACACAATGGAGGCCTTCTGCAAGGTCATAAAAGTAATTTTCATCGGTTTTCCTCCTTCGGTCTTATTGTCACGCCTTCCGGGTCAATGGTGATTACCGCATCCAGCCCGGCGGCCAGCTTCATAAGGGTTTCCAGCCGGGCGCCGGTAATGTCAGCGCCCGGCCTGGTCAACCTGAAAATGGCTCCCATGGAAAGGCCTGCGGCATCGCACAGCTTCGTCATGGAAAGGCCGCGCAGTGTGCGGAGCTCGTCAATCGTCATCTTTCAGGCCTCCAATGTTCCCCAGCGCACCCAGCAGACGCAGCGCATCAACCTGGGCCTTGCGGTACTTGCGGAAGTTCTTTGCACTGTTGGACGCGCCAACGGGGACGGAGTTTTCAACCTCTGCCGCCATCCGGTCCGCATAGTAAAGTGCTTCTTTGGCGGCTTCGTCGGCCTGCTTCCGCAGCATAATGGTAAGTTCTGTGGCAACGTTGTCCGGGAGGATCTTTTCCCTTGCCTTTTCCAGGGCGATTTTGTCTTCTGCGGCCTCTTTCCGCGCCTGGGCCTCCATCTGATGGGCCTTCTGTACTTCGGCTTCAAGCTCTGTAACGCGCTTTATACGGTCGTTCAGCTTGCCGATCAGGCCTTCACGGGTTTCTTCATGGGCCTTTTTCTCGGATTCCCAGCGGCCCTTCATGCTGACTGCAAAATCGTTGTCGATGTTCTCCTCGGCGTCCTCCACGCAGCCTTCAAAGGCCATTGCGCAATAGCTGTTCTCGCCCAGACCTTCCAGAATTTCCTTGATTTCGTTCAGGAAAGCCCGTTCCGTATCTTTGGAAACCCCGGCATTTTTCTGGATTAAGGTCGTTGTGAAGGTCGTTTTCCCAGAAGCATCAAACTGCAACGCGAACTTAAAGCCCTTGTTGCTCGCCCGTTCCTGGTTGATCTCGTAAACCTTCGTTTTGTGGACTGCTCCGTTCGGGAGCGTTGCAGAAATTTCATACAAGTTCATGTGTGTTCCTCTTCTCGCTCGTCCTCAATGTTTGCTAATTGTGAACTTCGTCGGCAAAAAAATTTCGCCGACCTCCACATCAAGGAACCGAGCGATCTTGTTTGCGACCTCTGCGGGAACTCCCCGCAGGCCGGTTTCGTACTGGCAGTATGTCGAGGCGCCAATTCCAACGCCCTTCGCCACCTGTTCCTGCGTGAAGCCCTTTGCCTTTCGGGCTTCCTCGATGGTTCGGTTCATCTTTTCACCTCCAAATGTTTGCTGTTTGAATTTCACAGTTTGTGAACTCCACGGCTTGATTATAACTTTGCAAACTGTGAATGTCAAGAGAAAATTTCTCTTTTTGTGAATTTTCCTTTCTGTTAGAGAACTCTGTGCTATAATATTCTCAAAGTGAGAAGGTGGTGGAAAATACGTCAACGAAAATCGGCGCCCAAATAAAACAGCTGCGCCTTGCCGCTGGCATGACCCAGCGGGAACTCGCCCAGCGAATCAACGTCGGGAACACAACGCTTTCCCAATACGAAAGCGGGGCCCGTGTGCCAAGCGATGAAGTCAAACTTAAAATTGCAACGGTCTTTGGTGTTTCGGTGGACTACCTTCTCGGCGCAACGAACAGCCGCGAGCCTATAAGCCCAACACACACACCGCCAGCGGCCGCCCAGCGCCCGGCGGAGGCCGCAATCGCTGGAGAACTCGGTTCCCTGTCTGATCGGCAACTCGACCGGCTCTTGGGGTATATTCAGGCGTTGAAGGAACTGCCGGAAGGCGCCGCATCGCAGAACACGGCCATTGTGGAGAAGAACGCCTCCGGCGAGAACTCCTCCGCTGCGGGCTGATTTGGTTTCGGAAGTGAAAGGGCAAGCCGCCCAGGGAGGAAAACATGAACACGCTAAAACGAATCTTGAAGGGCATTCTGAAATTTTGCGGAATCTGCCTTTTGATTTTTCTCGCCATGTGCGCTTATAGCATCATCAAGTACAGCGGCAAATATCGCAGCAAGGCGGCTGCATCTTCGGTTTCTGTCGCTTCAAGCGTTGCGGCTTCCGAAAGCGTTTCTAGTTCCGCCGCCCCCGCTTCTTCCGAATCCTCGGAAAGCGTTGCCGTCTCTCTTTCCGCTTCCGTATCGGAAGCGGAGCCCTTCATGCTCGACGCAAGCACTCTCACAACAAGCCGCACCGGTAGAAAGGTCGAAACCCCGGGGCTTTCGCTGTCCTACGGCGAAATTGAAAGTCTCACCGTTGGCGGCGCCTGCGACGGCCAGATCGTGGTGAAGGTTCAGGCCTTCCCGGTCAGCAATTCGGAAAGCCGGGCCTTTGAATCCGTCCAGGATCTAGTCTTGAACCACGGCTTTGATGCTTGCAGGGCCATTGATTACTGGGCCGTGAATCCAACCAGCGGCAACAAGTTTTTGAGCTTCTCGCTCGATTCCACTCTCATTTCCAAAATTGCTTCCGGCTCCATCGGTGCCGAAGAAATGGCGGGCGAAGTTTCCGACCTCTGGGTTGATAGCTCCGTCGTGCAGTAAAAAGCAACGCCCACCAGACCGCCGGAAAGCGGCCTTGTGGGCGTTTTGTTTTTCTTGGTCTAGTTTTCCGCATCGGTTTGTAAAAAGCCGTGACAGGGCTTCTCTGGGGCTTCTAGTGCTTCTCTGGCAAGTTACCGGCAAGTTAAATGGCAGCCCTGGGCGTTATTCGCGCGCCGCGCGTTTTTTCTCGCGCCATTGCACGCTATTGCACGCGAATTGCACGTTTTTTAGCACGAATCGCACGTTTTGCGCGTTTTCAATCACAAAAAGGGGCATTTTCGCGCGTTTTCCGGCATCAAGTTCAACCTTTCAGATCGCACGGGTTGAACTCATTTTCCGGGCCGCTGTCAAGTTGTAAGCAACTGCCGGACCATTTTCGGCACGTCACGAAAAAGGTCTGCGCCATGTCTTCGTGGCGCCGCGCAAACGTCCGCCTCTCAATCTAACCCATAAGCTATATATTATATTATTAAGCTATATCTAAGATAATAATATCTAAGATTAAGTTAGATAGACTAGATATACAGGGATGTAAGATAGGGGTTGTTAGGGGGAAGAATACGGCAATTTAGGCCGTTGAAAACCGTGTTGAAAGCATTGTTTTTTGTCGTTGTTCCGTTTTGTTTTGGCTGTTGAAAACTGCATTTTCGGGGTGGTAACGCGTTGGCAACGCGTTACCGGGTGCGTTTGTTGAAAACTTGTTGAATCTTTTTCTTTCGCTTATTCGTCAGTTTTTCAAAATGCTGCCCAGTGAAGAAAATTCACTTTCAACATGAAGCTTGCGTTTTCAACTTTTTATCGGTAACGCGTTCGCAACGCGTTACCTGCGTTACTTGTTGAAAACTATGTTAAAAGCTGTTGAAAAGCAGCAAATGGAGGGTTGCTCATGCCTGCATACAAGAATCAAAAAACGGGTGAATGGTATTGCATCTTCCGTGTTACGGACTGGACCGGCAAACGGAAGCAAATAAAGAAAAGCTGCTTTGCCCGCCGGGCGGATGCCCTGGCCTATGAACGCGAATATCTGGCGAAAAGCTCACGCACCACAAAAATGAAATTCGGCTCCCTGGTGGAGCTCTACATGGCGGATGCAAAAACCAGGCTCCGGCCCACCACCTACGAAATGAAACAATGGATCTTTGAAACGAAGATCCTTCCCTACTTCAAGGATCAGCTGGTGGATGAAGTTTCGGTTTCATCCATTCGGGCCTGGCAAAATCACCTGATCGACGCCAGGGACAAGAACGGGAAGCCGTACTCTGCCACCTACCTAAAAACCATCAATAACCAAATGAGCGCCCTGTTCCGGTTCGCCGGGAAGTATTATGGCCTGAAAGAAAATCCCGTTGCCCTGGCCGGTTCCATGGGAAAAAGCAACGCGGAAGAAATGCAGTTCTGGACGCTGGAAGAATTTCAGAAGTTCGCCGCCGGGCTGTCAGATCCCACGGCATACGCCGCGTTCAACATCCTGTTTTGGACCGGTATGCGGGAAGGCGAACTGCTGGCCCTCACTCTGGCGGATGTGGATTTTGAACGGAAGGGCATCTTTGTGCGGCACTCCTATGCCCGCCTGAACGGTGAAGATGTTATTTCAGATCCGAAAACCCGCCGTTCCAAGCGCTTCATCACCGTGCCGGACTTCCTGCTGGAAATCATTCGGGACTACGCCGCCAAGCTCTACGAATACCAGCCGGAAGAAAGGCTGTTTGAATGTACCAAATACTGGTTGAAGGAACAGTTGGAGCGCTGCTGCCAGCGCACCGGCGTGAAGGTCATTCGGGTGCACGACATACGGCACTCCCACGCTTCCCTGCTTATCAACATGGGCACGGACGCCCTTCTGGTACAGCAGCGCCTTGGGCATGAAAAGGTTTCGACCACGCTTGGCACCTACGCCCACCTATACCCAGACAGGACAAACAACGTCGCGGACCGGCTGGAAGCTCTGGCCTTCCCAGGGGAAAAGAAACCGTGATACTGGTTTGATTCTGCCTCGGGTGTTACTTTTCTGTTACTTTGGACGCAAAAAAGCCCCACCTTCAAGCGAAAAATCTTGAAAGTGGGGCTTTTTTTATACGTTGTTCTGTTCTATTTTGTGAGGGTCTAAAAAGCCGGAAGGCAAATTTTTATTACTCGAGCTCGATGGTTGCCGGCGGTTTGCCGGTGCAATCGTAGAACACGCGGTTCACATGCTTGACTT